GGTCGGACTGGACGGCGTTTCATGTTCGTTGCGGTGACGTATCACTACACCACGAAGAATATAACGGTCAAGATACTGCCGTCACTTCGATGAGGTTGATTGAGCTTGCTAAGAAGTGGGCCACATGGCAACGAGATAGGACGGGCATTAGATGCGATCCAACAACAATACCGATCAAAGTTGACGACGATGGGATTGGCGGGGCCGTGTGCGATATTCTCCGAATGCACGGTTACAACGTTATCCGAATCGTGGCATCGACAAAGGCGATTGCCCGAAAAGACTACCCGAACCGACGTAGCGAATTGTGGTTCCTTCTACCCGAACGGGCACGTTTGGGAGAGCTCGACCTATCAGCACTGCGACCCGAAACACTCGAACGAATGCAGACACAAGCACTTGCAGCAAAATACACGTTCAATTCACATGGTCAACGTGTGGTGACTCCGAAGGACGAGATACGCGAAGAATTGGGATGTTCACCCGACGCAATGGACGCCGTAAACCTCGCATACGCCCCGACCGTTGGAGAGGGTACAGGGCCGGTAGTTGGTAACGTGAAGGGTGAAAAAGAAGTACAAATGAGATACTAAATAAATTACGATTGACCAACACCTAAGCCGATACTGTTTTTGTACCCGCGTCATGTCTGGGTATGCTCCTTGTGTGTTGCATGTGTGGGAGAGGGTAGTAGCAATACTACCCTCTCTTTTTTTGACCGGTGCCAGTTGGTTATTCTCTGGGCATGGATTGCAATACTATTCACTGTGGCGATTGCCTCGACGTTCTAAGGACTCTTCCCGATAACTCGGTTGATTCGGTAGTTACCGATCCGCCTTACGGTATTGATTACCAGTCCGCCTGGCGGACTGCGGAAAAGCGAAAACCAAAGATAGCGAACGACGAAACCCCCTTTATTTGGTGGCTATATGACGCTGCCAGGGTGATGCGTGAAGGGGCTGCGTTGGCTTGTTTTTGTGAATGGCGACACGAAGAAAAATTCCGAATGGCTATTGAATGTGCAGGTCTGACAATCCGGTCACAATGTATCTGGGATCGTGATTGGCATGGGATGGGTGATCTTAAATCTTCATTCTCGCCGTGTCACGATATTATTTGGTTTGCGACAAAAGGCAAAGGGTTTGCGTTCCCTAAAAAACGTCCTTCGTCGGTGTTGCGTTACCGCAGGGTTTCGCCAGATGCGTTACTTCATCCGAATGAAAAGCCAGTCGAATTACTACGCGATTTAGTGCAATCAATTACCCCCCCCAAGGGAATCGTGCTAGACCCGTTTGCCGGTTCGGGTTCTACGCTCGTTGCTGCGATGCTCGAAGGGCTAAACTTTATCGGGATTGAACGAGAGGCGGAGTATGTCGAGATTGCAAAGGCGAGGGTTGCCCATGTGAATCGTGATACACTTGGCCTTTTCGAGGATTGCGAATAATGGAAGACCGCGACTACGGACAGGCTGACCTTAAATTTGAAAACGATACTTGGTATAACGTGCGTTCAAGTAACGTAGGGCGTGCCAAATTCGTCGATAAATCAGGGTTTGGATTGGGCCAAATGTGGGTACAATTCAAGGACACTAACGGCGACCTGTCGAGCGTTATCTACGTTTACGATGGGATTGACGCCGAGGAGTTTAGCGACTTCCTAACGGCTCCCTCGCATGGCAAATGGATCGATAGGAATTTCCGCAAACGGAACAGGGCATTTACCAAAATCAAGGCTTAATAACTTGCTGGTGTTAGTCGGGAATGGCTCAACAGATTTAACGTCACTTCCGAGGGTTTGCACCCATTCAAGCCAATCGACGATATAGTAATGTTCCGGTTCTTCTGAGTGACCGACGTTCCCGCCTGCATATCAATATCCGCCACCGTTCCAGTACCTAACGACTCCGAGAAAGTAGCAGAAGCCCCATTTTGCAGGATTAAACCCGTCGAGATATTGCCCCCTTGCCAATCGAGAGTAGAGGCGATCATTCTGACCGTAGCACCCGAACCAGACCGAACCAACACCGAGGAGCCTTCCGTAGCGATCAGCGACGTTGCAGGCGAGCTACGGAAATCTGCCACCGTGCTTTCCAGTGTCGCACTCGTTACGGTCGTTGCCGTTCCCGTTTGGATCGTGCTAGCAACCGCCGTTAGTGTGCCTATCGTTGCCGTTTGACCATCTCGACCTACCGTTAGACCGACGTTAGAGGCTTTAATAACATGCGTTCCCGCAGGGGGTAGTACAAGATCGAGCGTTCCGGCGGTTCCGGTATCTCCCGATTGCCCTGCAAGCGTGCAGGTAGTGGCAGACGATCCACCGATCGAAAGGCGTATCCTGTCTTCGGGGTCTCCTGAGTTGGTTTCGATGTTGACCGTAGGGCATTCGGCGAGGGTAAGGTATTGCGTGCGATATTCGGGATACCCTGCGGGGTTTTGTTTGGCCAACCCGATCAAGCCCGTAAAGCCCCTGCGAATCGTGAGAGCAACGAGGGTTAGAGAAGACTTGTTGATATTCCAAAGGATTGATTCACTTGTCCCGTCAACAATGACCGTATCCCCGTTGCTTGGGGCCGTTCCCCCCTGCCAGTTCGCTGGATTGTCCCAATCGTTTCGGGACACGTTGGCCTGTACCGTTGCTTGTGTGACCCCTGAGCTTGTCACAGTAAACGGGGTTCCCGGTGTCGCTGCGGTGAGAGTGACCACGTTACTTGAAACCGTTGCCACCACGTCTGAGAACTCGGCTGCATCGGCTGCCCCTATCGCTGCTGCTAAACCGGCAGCGCATTCTGCAGTTGTCGAACCACCGGCATAGGTAACGGTGTTCCCGTTAATTGTTGCCGTTACGGTTCCTACGCTTGTCACCGTGAGGGTGACAACCTGCCTTGTATTTACTCCGCCCCCTGTCCAATAACACGTTGCCATATTTATTTATTCCCAAAAAAAGAATCGTGACCTAACGGTAACTCAAAAATTTAGTCATGGGAATGAAAACCTATGACGCCGTAGTAATGCCCCCTGAGTGTGCTGTGCAAGCTCAACAGGGGTCAGCCTATTTCGACCCTCAACGCATCAAGAAATTTATTGCGACTTTCAAGCGAATGAAACAGGAAGGTCACGAAATTTGCGTACCCTGGGGCCACTATCTCAACGCCACTCCCAACGAAGAAGCGTTCCTACGAAGTCGGTTCAATTCGGGATACGTCGAAGACCTATTCGAGGACTCCGAAGGGAGGCTAATCGCACGTTGCACAGTTCCCCCCGGACTCGAAGTCGATTCTAATGGCGATCTCATCGACAAAGTAAACCATACGCGAATTCGTGAGGTGTCCGCCGGTATCGGTGACTTCATCGACGGTAACGGAACCTATTGGGAAGACGCAATCCTTCACGTTGCATTGACTCCCCAACCCGTGATTCACAAACACGCCAAACTCTTACCGCCCAAACAGATAGCAACAAATTCGCTTATCACGCTCTCTCACGGAAAAGTGAGATGGGCCTCACTCTTGGGATTTCAAAAAATGGACGAACAAAACACCCTTTTCGATGACAATGATGCCGACAACCTGGACGGCATCACAGGCGACCCGAACGCCCCTGAAATGCCCCCAGAAGCTCCGCCGGAAGCAATGCCTCCTGTCAACACTGAGACAGATCAAGCGGTCGAAATGCTGGCTCAACTCGGTATCGAGTTACCCGAAGGAACAACCCCTGAGAATTTCATTTCTCAGTTGGTGGGTATCCTTGCGGGCCTTGTGGCTGCGGGTGCCAAAATCCAAGTCGAGAAAAAGGACTTGGACGAGAACGCACTGAAAACAGAATCCCCCGGCGGGATGATGTTCCTTTCCGTGCAGGGGATGACGCCACGCGAACGTGCTTGGGCCAATCGAGAAGGCAAACGCATCCGCGAACAAATCCGCACCGACTGCGATTCGTTAATCGCTCAGGGTATCCCTGCCCATATCGTCAACAAACTCAAGGCACAAGCGTCACGGGTTCACCTTTCGATCCACCCCGAAACGCACGAACTGGGCCTCCCCGAAATAACGGAAAAACTCGACTGGCTCAAAGAGTTTGTCAAAGCTGCTGGCGAGATGGCAACCATCAAAACAACGCTTGACCGTGCAAAGGCTCACGACGCACCCGGCCTTCCGCCTGCCAATGAGAAATCGAACGAATGGCTTGAGAAGAAATTGAAAGACCGCTACGGGCCAGACGTGAAAGTCGGCTCGGTCTAACAACAAACAACAACAAAAACAGGATTCAAACTAACCAACCTTAGAGGGTTTTATTGATGGGTATTCCGCTTCACATGTCGGGCCTTAATGCGTCTCGGACGGCATCGGCTCGGCTTATCGGACGGCAGGGGCAACTCTCCTATCTCGCCGATAGCAAAATGATTTCTTCGTTGTCCCGTGATCCGGGCAACACCGGCGACACGGGTAACCTGCGGGCCGGTATGCTGATGGGTCTGACCGCATCGGGTAAATATGCCCCTTCAATCGTGGGGATTCTGTCATCTGCTGCGACAAGCGGCGCAACCTCGGTAACGATCTCCGCAGCACAAGCAACCGCACTCCAAACCCGTTTGGGTGGGGTGTCCGGTACGATCCGCTTTGTGGGGCCACCGACTGCGAACGGTCCGGTTGCGACCTTCACGGAAACAATTTCCGCAATCAACACTACCACCGGTGTTTTGACTGTTTCGGGACTCAACGCCGACCTGATCGCCGGTTCGTTTGTGTGTCTCGACGATGGGAGCTACATCCCTCGGACATTCATTCCTGACGGCTACCCGATTCAGGTTGTTGACTCGACGGGTACAGCGTTCGATGTTCCTTTCCCGTTAGTTCCTACTGCGGGCATTATCGACGTTAGCCAGTTCCTCCCTGCATGGCCTTCTGACACAAGCCTTCAGGCTTGGATCAAGGCACAACTGAACACCTACGGCCAATACGTGTGGGACGACTCGTTCTAATCGACTGACGACAAACAGACAACAACAAAATACCGGATCGATCAAACAAATAAGAGGGTTTTATTGTGGCTCAAACGCTTCAACAAATGTTCGGTTACGAAACGCTTACTGCGGTCGTCCGGACAGAAATTCCGGGGGTTCCAGACGTACTCCCCGCGCGTTTCAACGAGATCAAACAAAACGTCATCGTAGACCGTGCGAAGTTCCGGGAACTCCCCGGTAACCGAAAAACGGCACGCCGACAAGCCTACGGTGGTCTTGCTCGTGCAAGAACCTTGTCGGACGTGGGCGAGCGAGATGTGAAGTTGATTCACACACGCGAAAAGCTGGAAATCCCTGCCCAAGTCATGCACGGGTTATTTCAACTCGAATCCTACAATCTCGACCAAGAGTTTGAGATGGTCATGGAACAAATCGAATTTTTTCGCGAATATTTCAACAACCTCCGCAAGACTCAGAAATTGCAAGCTCTGGTAAACGGGGTGAACTACTTCGACGCCGACGGGAACATCCTTCCATCGTCTGCGGGTGCAGTCGAAACGACCGACTTCTTGATCCCTGCGGGTAACAAGAACCAGTTAGACGTGTTCGGTGACGGTGCAATTATCTCAGCATCGTGGGCAACCCCATCAACGGACATCCCGTTGCAACTCCGCAACCTGAAAAAGGCCGCTGTTGCCAAGAGTGGCTACCCGTTGAAATATTGCTTCTACGGAACCAACGTGTTGAGTTACCTCATCAATAACAACTACGTCAAGGACTATCTTGCCCGTGAAGGGAATCGCCGTGGCGAGTACCTGACCGACAACGAGATTGGCCAGTTGTTTGGGCTGACTTGGGTTCCGATTGGCGACCAGTTCTACGAGGATTCTAGCGGTACTATCCATTACATCGCAGGGGCAGACGCAGCGATTTTCACGCCGGAACCTGATAAGAAGTGGTGGCAGTTGTTCGAGGGGTCGATGTTGGTTCCGAAGACGATTGATCTTTTCCCGACTCTGGATTCTCTCAAACAGAACTCGGAACTTCTGTACGGGATGGTCGGTTACTCTCGTATCAATCACGAAACGATGCAACTCGAATCGTACACGGCTGATACGTTCTTGTACACGATCAAGAACCCGAAAGTGATCTTCCAGGCCGACGTAACTCCTTGATGCTGGTTGACCTATGGGGGTGTGATAGTCTCGCAGCTATCGCACTCCTATAGGATTGGGTTTTATGACCGAAGAAATTGACGAATTGGAAAACGCGGTTACTGACGAACAACCAAAAAAACGGGGACGGGGCCGACCTCGCAAAGAGGAATCGGAAGCAATGCTGAAAGCCAACGCCCCCGATTCTGCTTACATTGGACAATCAATCTGGTTCGTGTGGGGCCAACCGCACAAACCTGAATTTATTGCAGCAATCTTATTGAAACACCTGTTCGACCATACTTGGCGGGTGAAAGTGATGCCCGACCACGGACACGACTGGGTAGCGACTGCCGACTACTGCGGGGCTAACCTCGTCCCCGGTGGGTGGCTTTTCCCGAAAGAAGGACAAGAAGGGTAACACATGCCTGCATCGGCTCCGACAACACTTTACACCGAACAAGACGACCTCGAAGACATCCTCTCAGATGCCGGGGTTTCCTTGCGTCTCGATGATTCCTCTGATGGGTCGGTTTCGGCTGCTGAACAATTACGCATGGACAAAGCTCTTGCGATAGGAACAACGGTAGTCAACGAATACCTACTCAAACGGTATGCGATTGCAGACCTGGCTTTGTCCTACTCGGTGCGGAATTACGCTGCGGTGTTGGCTGCCTGTTGGCTCTGTCGCAGGCGTGGGAATGGGCTACCGTTGGGCCTTGCGGAACAAGAGGCTTGGGTAATGAAACGGCTCGAAGCTCTTGCACTCGGTCAAGCTGTCCTCGACATCGGCACGGTATCCGATGGGTCTCCTTCGTGGTCGAATACTCGACTTGACCATAGCAAGAAGGTGGCCGTACAACGCAAACAAAAGGCGACCTCCGAACGTTCGCCGGTCGATCACCCTGTTAAACGTGACAACAACGACTATTACCCTGAGATCGATCAACAATGAGTGGGCCAGACGCACTATTGACCTCGCTGCTTACCCTCATGCGGGCCTCTGCGGGTTCGGGTGGCCTTGCGATCCCTTCGGACTGGTCGGGGTTGACCTTTAAGGGGATGCCCAAGCCCAACGGAAGCCCATTCTTCTACGGGTTACATGGTGCTTCCTCAGAATGGGCCTTTGCGTCCGATGCCGTAGATGCTCCTACGCTCGGCGTGGTCATCTCTGCCCGTTGCTCTGTGCCACCGGACACGATTGGGCCGGAATTGCTCTACAAGGCCACTACGGGGCTAATCGAGAAAGCTAATGACCTTGCAGCATGGATAGGGATAAAGCAACACGTTTGGATGAATGCTGCCAATGCTCTTTTGCCCGACACGACAAACGGGTATATTCTCCCCGCAACGAGTGTCAGAATAAGCGATCCTGAAGAAGTCAAACCCGATTGGTTTGGCGATGTCGAGCAAAAACGTGACCTGCAAACGCAGGTTAGAACGGCTATCTACGGGGTCAAGATCAATCTAACAATCAGCGGAATGTACCGCCGTCAATACTTGGAAACTGCAAATGGCTAAACTACGCATTCACTACCTTATCGAAGCCGAATCGGTTCCGGCTCCACACCACGAATCGGGGTCGATTCCAAGCCCATTAGGGCCGATTGGAACGGGAAAGAAATACGTCTGCTGTTGCGACCCGACGATTGTTCTTTCTGACACAGAACGGGCTACGGGTGAACCCTGGGCAGTTGGTTGTATCGCATGTGCAACAACGGAACGCTTCCAAAAGGACTTGGCATTAAACCCTCATCCTCGAATGGTGGCACGGGCGTTAGAAGCTGAGGATATTACGGGGTGTTGCGGGTGAACGAACGCAAGGAACTCTATCGGATGCTTTCCCGTTTGTCAGAAGGTCAACGGGTATTGGTTCTTCGTCGGTGTTGTCAAAAGGTCTCACAAGGGTTAAAGGAAGTCAAAGTGCTTTCTTCGTCGGGTTCGTTGGGGGAAGTGTGGGCCGATCTCATGTTATTAGTTGTTGAACACGGGCTACCTTTAGACTCAATCGGAATGGAATTGCAGAATGAACTCCGTCGAGGCTAAATAATGCTCGGTACATTTGTAGCGGGTCGATACAGTGCGACCTATCAACCGCCGGGGGAATCGGCGTATTCAATCGGCATCATGGAAGAAGGGTATCAACTCCAATATCGTGCGTTAGCGTCGGTCATCAACAAATCTGACGCCTACGGTATGACACCCATCGAAGCATTTCATCAAGGGTTTGAAGTGTTCATTGCGGGTAGTGCCCGTGAATGGATTGCAGGTGTCCATAAGATGCTCAATCCTATCAACGGTTGGACTGGTGGAGCAGGGGGCATATTCTCCAACGGCACTATCGGCGTAGCTCACACGGATCGGGCCGGTACGCTTGTCCTTACCGCAACCGCTGGAACTCCTGCGGCGGCTTCCCCTGCATCTCTCACGGCTGCCTATGCGATGCTGGCCGAAAATTTTGACGTTTCCATGTTGTTCGGGCCTGCTGAACGGCTCATGCCCTGGCGTTTACGCATTTGGCCTTATTCTTCGTCGGGTATCAAATTCTTCACGACTACCTAAGAGGGGAATAAATGGCGATTCCGATCTTAGCGGCGTTTGGTCGTGCTGCCCTGTCTAGTGCTGGTCGAGGTGCGTTGGGTGGTGCTACCGGTTCGCGTACTGCTGGCTCGCTCCTATCGGGGTTTGGCGACTCATTCCAGCGGGGCTGGAATCAAGGGGCCAATCTTCTCGACGGTGCTTTACGTCGGTCTGCCGAGGTTGCCAATAACCAATTCCTACCGATGCTCCGTGACATTCTCCCCGCAGGAATGGGGAAGCTCGCAGAAAGCACGATTGCCCTCACGAATACCTTTGTTGCACGCGGGAAAGAGCTTGAACAGTATTCGGGGTTGTTGTCGGGTACAAACGCGATTAACGACGTTAAAACGATATTGGCGGACATCAAAGAAGCTCAGACGATGGAAGATTCTCTATCGCGAATCTCCCAATCGCAGAACGATATTTGGCTCAATATCAGGGAGATATTGCTACCCATAAAAGAAGCTATGGCGACACTGTTGGCTGATGGGCTAGAAACAGTTTTGACATTCCTTGAATTTATGAAGCCATTGATGCAAAAACTGGGTGAAGCTGCGGTCATCGTCATCAAATGCGTGCCCGTGTTAGTCCCTGTTGTGGGTATTGCAATGGCAGTAGCCGACCTGATGAAGGATGTGGAAGAAAACACAAGGAAGAAAGACGAGATCAAAGATCTGCCTAAAGCAATGTTTAATCAGATGATTGACGGGGCACTCAAAAACCTCAACCGAAATGCCCCACAAATGCCCCAGAACGATGGCGGACTTCTGAATTTACCGGCCTTCGGATTCTGATAATCGTCAATATCCGCCCAAAATATCAACCTTACGTATCTATCGCAAGTCGAACAGAAAAACCGTTAGATTCGTTAGTCCGAAAGTCCGGTCCGTGATTTTGCTAAGGGTCACGGACTTCCGGACTAACGAACTTAGCGATTATTACGGGAACGCAATAGCGAATAATGGAATGTATAAATTTTGGGAAATCTCAAAAAAGGCTAAAGTCATGCTGGCTCAAATTACTCTGCCCTGTCCTCCTTCGATGAACTCGATATGGCGGGTAGGTCGTCGGGTCGGCTCGAAAAAGTCGGTCGTCTATCTGTCGGGCATTTACAAAAACTGGCTCGAAACTATCGTTCTCGACGTTCGCAGGATGCCCAAAATTAAAGACTATCCGGTGCGTGTAGAGATCAAGGTGCAAGCAGGGAATGACTGGCGCCGACGGGATATTGACAACCTGATTAAGCCTACCCTCGATGCTCTCGTAAGGTTTGGATGCCTCGAAGGGGACGACTCGAAACGTATCACGTCCATTTCAATTCAGTTTGAACAAGCCAAAAGACCAAAATCAGAGATAGTCGTATCTCTTTTTGCGGTCTGATGTATGCCGATTAGCTTACCTGTCGTCGGGACTGTCTCCTACAACGGTTACACGTTCGGGGCTGCTACGGAGACCGTTTCCATTCGTTGCGAATCGGTCAAGGATTCGGCCAACCGCTTCACGGTCAGAAACAAATACACGATCACTCTGCGGACGATTATTGCGGTTGCTGCTGGCTCTACGACTGATGCGACGATGCAAGCCCTACGGAAGACGCTTTACCAGACGGGTAAGCCCTTTATCTACGAGGATAAAGGGTTTGGCGATCTGATTCTAAATGTCCCCGGTGGTACTGCTGATTGCAATTTTGGGCCAAAACCAATCGGTTACACATGGAAGCCGTACGCGGGACTTGCTGCGTGTGAATTGGAATTTACTATCGAAGTAGAAATCCCTGAATGCTCGGTTACGTTCGCGGGGCGTCCTATCAGCGAATTGAATTTCAAGGTCGATTACAAGATAGGCAAGGATCACCTGACTACCCGCTCTTTTACGGGTCATTTGATTATTGCCAACAATCGGAACGGGTTGCAGGTTCTCGACTCACCAGACCGATACCGCGAACTCATTTACCCGAATGAACCCGTTGGATTCATTCGAGACACACGCGATTTCTCGGTTGATGAATCCCGTACCCGTCTCGATGTGACTATCGTAGACCGTGAACTACCGGGGGTTTATGCTCCTCCGCCTGGTTGTGTTGATATTCCGCGAATCAAACACAGTTACACTAACGCGGAACCGAGGAAATTTAATCAGCACATTGGGAAAATATCCGGCGAGTATCACATGGTAAAGGGGTTCCCTGCCGCGATGGGATACGAGCATTTTCTGAAAGTAGTTCGCCAACGGATACATACGGTTTTCAATGCTATCCCTCCGGCAGTCAAAGGAAACAACGCGAACCCCAAAGCGGCTCCGTGTGTTGCGGTTCCCGGTGCAGATGCCGCAGACAAAGCGAAACCTATTTTCGGGGAACCTCAACCGACTACCGTTTTAATTACGGGGTACAACATTTCAGAAGATGATGCGATGGGGGCTACCAAACTGACAATGGATATTTCCTATTTGGTACTCTCTCAACTCGGCGGGATATTCTTCAAATACGGGCTATGGGAACCTATCCCCGATGGAAATTGGCTTGCGTGGAAGGCATCGCTTGGCAAGATTGCGGGGCCGAGAGGGTTGGCACAACTCGGGTTCTCTCCTCAAGATGATTTGATAATGAACCTTTGCGAACAACCTGCAAAACAGGTCAATCTACGCGAAGCCGTGCGACGGAATAACCGCCCTTTCGATGCGGCTCTCCGCTCGGCTCTGGACCTTCCGAAGCCTACCAAAATGGGTTCGTGGCTCCACTTCAAAACAAGGGTATCGGTCAAGTCTGACGATTCACCGATTGTACATATTCCCTTATCGTTGCCAGAGCAGGCAGGCGATGCCGTGATACGCAACGCCCGTAACGCTCGCATCGAGGGGGGTAAGATTCGGGCTGACAAGATTCGCCAACAACTGCGAGACGCAAGCGACAAGGCACTAGACCCGCCCGCAAAACTGGCTCCGATTATTCAACAACCTACTTCGGCTCTGCCCTATGTGATTTTCGAGGGTGAAGCGGTGCGGGCGGGGTATCCTATCGACGCTCCGGAACTGGTTTCTCTCGGTGGCCGAAAGCTGGTTCGGGCGAATGGGCCAGACGAGTATTTTGTTCATCAAGAGGAACAGACAGACGGGGGCGGGACTGAGTTGTACGCTGCCCAATGGCGTGTGAAATACTTCGTTTCTAACGAGATCGTAGATCAAGGAACTAACGTAAGGATGCCGACGTGAGAATCAAAGAAAAAGGGTTTGACTTCTTGGAGATCGAAAACGCCGAAGGGGGCGTTACGACTCACAAGTTTGATATTGTGTTGTTGGCTTGTGAATTCCGCACAGCATGGCTCAAGGCAGATGACGAATACGGGACGGGTGACGCAAGGGCCAACGAAAAAACGGTGGCTCTGGTCAAGGCTCTCAATGAGATCGTGAATCGCTACGGGATTCCCGAAATGTCGGCCTACACGATCCTTGAGTTTGGCAAGCAGGTCATGGAATGGGAGGGCGAAGAAACAAAAAAGCCCGCAGAGACCCCAACGCCATCCGCAGAGCTTGGGTAGCTCTCAATTACGGGATAAACCCCTATTCTCTTTCCTCTGACGAGGTGTTTGAGTTAAATGCCGTCTTACCTGTGGTGCGTGCCCGTCAACTCCTGCAAGAGGGATTATCAAATCCAGAGGCGATCTACGAAGCTACGCTCATGGCAACTGGCTCGGAAGTGGCTGCGGAAAAAGCCCGTGCCGACGCAATTCAAAAACAAATGCTGACCAATTCCTAACGCCAAAATGCTTGCATGAATGCGTTAAAACGATTTCGGCCAAAAAATCTGCCGTCAAACCTCACGGAAAACGTAGTCACTGACTACCGTGCTTCGCGGGGTTCGGGTGCGGGCAGTATGTTTGGCATTTCGTCCTATGATGGTCAGCATCTTTGGCGGTTCTATCTCGACCTCGACGCGATGCTTATTCACCCTAGCATTTTCCTGCCGTTGGCATTCGTCAAATCTCCTGTCACTGTCGGCGAAATCAAGGTGGAATCGGATAATCCGGCGGTCGTTGAATTTGCGCATAGACAATGGAACCGATTCAAGAATAACGCAATCACTCGGATTCTCGATAGTGGTTACGCCTACGGGTGGGCAGGTTCCGAAGTCGTTTACGATGTGGTCGATGGGATGCTCCACTACGATCACATGAACTTCTTTCATTCGCGGGACGTGCGACCTCTTACCCTCAACGATCAAATAGTAGGAATCTCGGTTGTCAACGCAGGCCAGAACGGGGCCCAACTCTATTCGGCTAACGAGAATATCCCCAACAAGGGATTCTGGTACGCACACAACCGACCGGCTGGAAGGCACTTCGGGCGGTCTCAATTACTTTCGGCTCACAAATACTGGAAACGCCTTGCAGGTGTCGATGGGGCCGAAGAGATGACGGATTTGGGGGCTTACAAATACGCGGTAGGGTTTACCGAAATCCGATTCCCTGAAGAAAAGATCAAGATCAAGAGAAACGGCGAAACGGTACAAGTCGAAGCCCGCGACCTCGCAAGGGAGATGGGGGAAAACCTCAAGGCGGGGGCGAATATCCAACTTCCTTCAACCTCAGACGAGAACGGAAAAGAGAAGTGGGCAATCAATTTCCAGACGCCGGGGTTGTCCATTTCTGACCTACTCGCACGCGAAGACGACCTACGCAAACAAATCAAGATGGGGTTAGGTGTTCCCCCCGAACTGATGGAAGCTGCCGAGACGGGTTCGGGTTTCTCTGGCCGTCTCATTCCGATGATGGCTTTCCTGATGGCTCAACAAACCCCTCTGAATGACCTCGTCGACGCCTTTGACAGGTTTATTCTGCGTCCGCTCATTCGTGCTAACTTCGGGCCGGATACGGTCTATTCCGTCGTTGCAAACGACCTGCAAGATACTTTCCGTCAGATGTTCGCCAAAGACCCGATGGGCACTAACGGGGGCCAGCAACAGGGCCAACAGCAACCTCAACCGGCACAAGCCGGGCAACCTGACCCGATGCAGATGGGAGAGGGTGACGACGCCGAAGGGATGCCACCCGAAGCCGATTTACAGGGCATTACAGGGGCACAGCAGGCCAAACCTAACCAGAACGACGCTATCCTCGCTGCGATGCTCGAAGCCCAACACGAAGCCACAGAACGCGGGGAACCAGACGCGGCGAAAGACGAGATCGAAGCCCTCGGCAAACTCAAGGGGGCCAACTTCTCCGCCTTGCTCGGCTGGACTCCGGCAAAATCGCAACGGGGCGGAACAAAGGCAATCGGCACGGGCAACGATTCAGGGCGGGTACTCTACGGGAAACAAGCCGAAGCAGCACTACGAGGGAAACAGACAGATGGCGTTCACGAATCGCACCGAGACCGGCAAGCAACGCGAAACGCATCGGCTGCGAAGGCTAAGGCCGTAGTCGATAAAGTCTACAATCTCGAAGAAATCAACGATCAGGATATTGCGGACTTCACAGAACACGCTCCTTCGTTGACGCTGGCAGAACTCAAACAAGCACGGGCCTACATGGCTGCCAAACTCGGAGGGGCCAAGAAGCACGCCGACATTGTTGCCAAGCTTCGAGAACACGTTGCCAAACATAACGACCTCATCAAAGGACGTGTGGCAGAACATGACGCGGTTATGAATGCTCCACCAGAGGAAGCAACACGCCAAAAACAAAATGTTGTACCGAAAGAAGCGGTTGAACCTCAACCCGTTCAAGAGCAACCACAAGAGCAACCGCAGCAACCGGCAGAGCCGCCGAAAGAGGAGGTTACACCTGCCCCAGAAGTGAAACCATCTGGTTTTGATTGGAGTGCAATTAAAGGCCACGATGATTACAACCAAAATGTTCCTTCGATGACAGGGCAAATAGCCGTGAGTGGCTACAATGCAAACGCTATTCCTGAGTTGAAGGCAATCGGGGCTACGTTCGACCCAAAAAACAAACAATGGAATGTCCCTGCCAACGCGATTGAACAAGCAAAATCGATTGCCAAAAAACATGGTCTAAAAACACACAATATCGTAAGTGCGGGAGATTGGCAAAGGCGGGAGTTTGTTACACGCGTAAACGCTGATAATGCTAATGATCCCGAACGACAAAAAGCATTATTGTCTATCGTTGATCGATTGGATAACGATGATTGGAACAATCTCAATGCGACACAGTTGCATGATTTACTGACTCGCGGGGGTGGTGTCTGGGGGAATGCCCATAAACCGACCGTAGAAAAGTTGCTTTCTACTGGTCTTCTGCCAGAAAAAGCTATTGCCAAGCTCTTAAAATTGCACCCCGAATTTGCCGAGAAGTACGGGGCTAAACCGCAAGAAGTTTCTGCACCAATTCCACCTACAGACACCCCAACAGAACCCACACCGACTCACACCGGAACAGTTAGCGATAGTGGAACAGGGGCATCGGGGAATGCTGCAACTGAAGGACTCGCAACCCATCGACCTGACGCAACAGTAGAACAAACGTCAGAGGGTAAGGGGGAGGAGAAGAAAGAGATAGTTGGTAGCGGTAACATGGGCGAGGTAGTCCGTGATGGCGATTATGTGTTTAAGAACACGACACGCCCAGACGGAACCAAGTCCAAAGAAGGAGAGATTTACGAGGCACTGAAAGGGGTTCCTGGTGTAGCTGAAGGTCAGCAGGAAGGTGATAAGGTCAAGGTCAAGCACTATCAAGAGGTACTCAGCACCGATACCGTTCCTAATGAAAGAGACCGTAAGTCTATGGGCCACGTGGTTGGCAAGCAGGACAATATCAAACGATTGCTGTTGGCAGTCAATGCCCTGTCTGATCTGAATATGGCTTACAACGATCCTTTGCAAGTTGGTTTCGATGATAATTGGCAAGCCCACGTATTGGATTTTAGTAACGCTGGCGAGATTGATTCTGCTAACGCTCGCATGGATAACATGACTCGTTTAACTACATTCCTACGGGATTTTGGGGCCGAGGGTGCAGCAGACCATATTGAGGACACTATGGGGGCGTACAACTACCTGTATTTCAAATCGCATAAGACCCCGGAAGAATTGAAGAAACTTGCAGCCCAATTAGTATCTGATCCAAAAAAGAAACGCTTCCAACATCTTGCCCCCATCTTGGATAAGTTAAGTGGTAAGAATATCCAATATGCTTATTACACTCGAAATCCAAGGCCAATCGATACGACAGGGCGGGATATTTTGCAGTCTGAATTAGACGAAAACGGGTTACGAATGGTATTTTCAGAACAGCCATTAGATGATGACACGATTCGCCAATACAACCTGATGCCGGTTAAACACTCCGTAAAACCTGCATCTACCCCCGTTGGCACAGCACAGAACAACTCTGATGGCTCTGCCCCAGTGAAAGATGCACCGATTGAGAAACCGAAGCCCACACCGACTAACGCCGGAACAATTAGCGACAGTGGAGCAGGGGCATCGGGAGATGCTGCGGCTGCCGGAAGTGGACCCAATACCCCATCCATGTTTAACGAGGTCTCTTCGACCTCTGAGACCGCGGCTTCACCGGTATCCCCCTCGGCACCTGAGGCGCAGACACCTCAAGCGTCACCTTCACCCCCAGCAACCCCCAACGCATCCACCGCAGATAGTTCCAAACCGAAGGCAGCAAAACCAAAGACGACAAAACCAAAGACGACAAAACCAAAGACGACCCCCGAACCAGAGCGGTATGCCTCACCGCTATCAAATGCACATTCGCGAGAAGAAAAACTCAAGGTATTGAAAGATTACATCGCCCAAGAAGAAGGAATAACGAGCGGCCCGCGAACCCTCACACAAGAATCGTTCACCAGACCTGATATCCCGCTGCCCATTTCGGAGGGCGAATTATCGGATTTGGGGCAGCGGATCAAGGATAAAATCGCTTCCTCTTCTTTCGGTACCCCAACGACCCAACTGTACGAGCAGTTCGGTCAGCCGCTGGGGTTGAGCAAACACGATTTCATGCGTGCATTATGGAAACTGAAACAACAAGGATCATTACGCTTGTCACAATGGTCGGGGATGCCGGACGATATCCCAGACCCAGACCTCGTCATACCCCATAGCAGCAAGCTCATGGCTTATGTTCACGCAGACTAGCTAAATGAGACTAGATAAATGTCTGACCTGATGCATCAGTTAAGTTTGTAGCATGGCGTTTTATCTCAATAACATCTCGTGTATCGATCCAAAATTCTTACGCGACCAGCAACTCGAAGCGGGGCTACCCGTTCTGGAATGGTGGGGACTTGCTAACCGTTACACGAACGTTTTGGGATTCCAAGGCGGTGGCGGTCATCTCCTTCTCACAGAAACGCAACTCGAAGGACTCGATTGGACGGCACGGCACAAACTCAAAATAGAGTGGGAAGGAAAGGGATTTACAATCGAGATACGCCTAACAGGATTCCCGAAGCGACTTGTACCGGGGGCCGGTGTCTCTCCCTATCTGGTGTCCTTCTGCGATATGCGTGGGGTGGGCCTCGGTCACAATACCCAATCGATCAACCAACGGGAGCAACCGTATTTTGAGCTTGATAGCGTCAAGACGGTCGAACAAGCCTTGACAACGCTCTGGAATCAATCGGGGGCGGGTTTTGATTGCCCTGCCCTTGACGCTGCTGTTTCTGGCCTCGAAGCGATGCCCATTCCTGTTGGCGGATCGTGTGCCGATGCAATCGATTACCTTTTGGCCTCGGTAGGGCGTGCGATCTACTACAACGTCTGGGAAAATCGCCTGCAAATCATTGATACGAACGTCTCACCAACGGATTTTAATACCGATGTTGCCCTATTACGGAATCGCTTGTTATTCGACGGCTCCAAGTACTCTCAGGCAGAGATACAGCACGCAAAGCATGTTCGGGTTCTATTCCCAGTTTGGAAGCCTGTACAGGCTGTTGGTCGTATATCGGATAACGCTGTTTATTGTGTTGATGTGTTGGATCAAGTTCGTTCTGGTAACGATGCAAGTGTGGTTATCGTCGATAGTCTGCCGTGTCCGGTAGACCAATCGGGGAAAGTTTCAACGACGGCATCGGCTAGCCTGTTGGCACGGGCACAACGGGTAGCGGCGATGTACGCCGATGCTGCAACAAATCCTTTCGCGTGCAATCTGATTTATTCGGGAATCGTCGAAGTGTCCGATAGGGGCTGCCTCGATGCAATCTCTTATGAGTGTGCGGGTAATGGGGTACGGACGCATTTTTTCCGCAAACCCTATCTGAATCAATACGCAAGCTACCACATCGAAAACACCTACGATACAGGCTCTTTGGTAAACGGTGCTTTTCCTGACGTGAATTTCGTTCGCGGGAAGGCAAACCTACCGGCTAACTGGCGTGCTGCAAATGCTCGGTCGATCTTCTCGGAATTGATGCAAAGGCCGTTAGAGGAACGCTTGTCATTCCTTCCTGTTACTGAACCGACTCGATCTGTCGTAGTGAATCGAACTTCGGCAGGGACAACGACCGTTTCGGGGCTGACGCTTGAACCCTGCAAAGAAGCCCTCTGGGACAACACCAATACCCGATTCGTGGAGGGGCGGGACTGCTACATCCTCGATGTTTCAGGGGTTACTGCTGCCCCAACGGGTGTGACTCTGCTCTATGGAGATCTCGACGGGACAAGCCCACCACAGAAACGGGGTGCGATTCTAGGAGATGTCCGAGAATGAACACGAACGATAAAGCCGTTGGAACGCTGATAGGTTACTACAACGGTAAGCCCGTGTATGCTGTTAATACGGGTGGATCGATTGTTGATGTAAGCCGAACGGTAAGCGGAAAGGTGAATCTCCTTGCTCAAGATATGGGTAGGGGAATTAAGAATTTTGATGAAGCTATCACGGTTGAAACGACCCCATCGGGGCGAAAGGTTAAGATAGCCTACGGTTCTGGCAACTTAAATTTTACTGATACAGACACCGGCGGTGCGATCCTCGCAACGATCCTATCGACACTGTTTCAGACTGAATCATTTTCGCTGCAAAACAACAATGCACTTGTTTTGCCTTTGTCGATCAACCCTGTAATCTTGCAGGCGTATTTAGTTTCTGATGTCCTTTCGTCGGGATTGAGCGGTCTACGGATTCTCGATAATGCGGGTAATGCGATTGGTGGCTATGCCTATGGAGATGGCGGGGCCGTTATTACCCCGATGGATTTCGCGGGGTTCGGCTCCAACACAAAAACCCTGTTTGGTATTGCGGGCAAGATTCAATCCGTTGATGGGTTTATTGTGGGTGATGGTGGCTCTGCCCTCAATGGTGATTCTGGAACCGATGCACTTGGGAACGTATTTCAGGGCGGAATATGCACAACGGTAGGCAGTGGTTCTGGTGGTGGCCCTCCAACTGGCCCTGCGGGTGGCGATCTCACCGGAACCTATCCCAACCCATCGATCGCCAATAACGCGGTCACATACAGCAAAATGCAAAATGTGACCGGCGAGCGATTACTGGGGAACCCGAACCCAACAACTGGGGCAGTCACAGAAATCCCACTAGGCGCTGGTCTAGCATTTATGGGCGGTGCATTAGTGGCAACCGGTGGCCCGCCTCCGCCTCCGCCTCCGCCTGTACCGCCTCAGAATTTGACGCAACGATGGATCAATTTCTCGACTAATGGGAACGGGCTGCCACCGACTATACAATCCACTAACGGATGCGGCTTGGAATTCCTAGGGCCGTTGACCTATCGCGTTACCTATGTTGCGACTCAAGGTCCGCCAGCGGTGTTTATTACGCCGACATTTCTCGCTCGTGCGAATATCACGATCATAGGTCTAACGTTTGTAGAATTTAATATTCTTTTGAATATGCCCGGCGATCAGCCGGCTGTTTCCGTCCTCATTTTAGGGTTTTAGTACCGATTGACATTATCGAGGCTATGGGCTGGTGAAAAAGCAAACCCTCAAAGACTGTTGGGAATGGCTCTTTCTTCTTTCTTCTCTTCTTTTGTGCGGGTTTTTGCTCAGGTTGTCGGCACTAAACGGCATTAGTTATTTGGGTGAATCAGTGACCTAGCAACGGGTTTATTCTCAGGTCATGCGATCCGCTATCCTGCTATTGCTGCTGGTTTGTCCGTGCGTAGTGCACGGACAAAAGCCTATTCCCGCTCTCAAGGAGTTTGACGGCGACGGAAAGCCTACGATTATCTTCGCGAAGATCACGGCGAAGCCGGGCGAGTTAATCCCGATCAAAGCCCAAACCGATGGGCGTATTGTCGAATGGAAAGCCGTCACGCCGGGTATCTCGCTGATTCCGGGAGACTTCCTCAAAGATACCAGGGTGACTATCGCGCTGGCCTTGAAGCCGGGGACGTACACGATTCACGCTGTCACTGCAAAAGGGGATGTGCCCTCTGCAATTACCGAAGTTCTCGTAGTCGTTGGCGATGGGCCTGAACCTGACCCGAAACCACCTACCCCACCCGTACCACCTGACGATAATTCTCTCGGTGGCCAGATCAAGAAGTTGTATCAAGCCGACACAACCGAAGGGAAAGCAGAAACCCTCAAAAAGTTGAACGGGTTTTACAAGGCGGTTTTAGGGCATCTCAAAAACCCCTCTGTGAAGACTGTCGAGGATTTTAAGGCCGATTTTGAAGCGGCTGCAATCGAGATTCTAAGCGAACTCGACGAAACCAGTCTAATAGAGATTCGTCGGTTGATTTCGTTGAAACTGCTCGATGTGTTAGGCAAAGACCTTACTCAGAATCTTGACCCTGACATTAGGCCGAAAGCTACCAAGCTCCTCACAGAAATAACAACCGCTCTGTCTGCAATCGAAGCAACAAACAAAAAGAGGTAACAATGGATTTCACCAAGTTCAAAGAAAAGTTAGTCAAATGGTTGGGCGATATTTTCGCACTCAATGCGCCACGATATACGGTGTATGCAATCGGTCTTTTGACGGTGGTTCTCGCGAACTGTCGCAAGGCTCCCGACGAAAAGCCCGATCCGCTACCAATTCCACCTACCCCGATCATTCCCGATTTCCCTGACGGTTGGTTCCCGCCAACACCGGAGGACAAGCAATCGGCTGCCAACTGTCTCGCGGTGGCTCGTTTCGCGGATACCGAAGCTAACCAATTTGAGATCATCGGCGATGGTGAGGATGCCCCTGTTTGGCGATTAGCCACCAAAGGGCGGAAAATGGTAGGGCGTGGGCCTATCCCTACCTACGATCAGGGGCAAATAGGCTCGTGTGTTGGTTGTGGTTGGGCTGCTACGATCTCGGTTGCAATCGCTGCACAAATCGCCATCGGCAAGGCTCGTAACCAAGACGCTCCGACGATCTCGCCCGAAGTGATTTACGCTACCAGTCGGGTAGACATCGGGAAGAATCGGGTAAGAGGTTCAGACGGATCGGTCGGGGCATGGGCTGCCGAAGCTACAGCGAAGATCGGCGTATTGGCTCAAACAAAATACGGTCAACACGACCTCACGACTTACTCTGTCCCTCGATGCAAACAATGGGGAGATAACGGCATCCCTGCCGAGTTGAAAGAGCAAGCCAAAGCAAACCTAGCCAAAAACGTGACGAAGATTTCATCGGGCGATGAAGCCCGTAAAGCCCTCGCACAGGGTTACGCGATCGCAGTCTGTTCTAATCAAGGTTTCGGCTCCTATGGGCAGGGCGGTGCGGTTCGAGACAAAGACGGGTTTCTTGCTGCTCGCGGGAATTGGAACCACTGTATGAGTATTATCGGCTACCGTGCGGATCGACCGGGTTTTCTCATCCTCAATTCGTGGGGCGAGGGTTGGGTAACAGGGCCGAAAGGGAAGTTCGACGACATCCCCGAAGGATCATTCTGGGCTGAGTTTGCGGTCGTTGATCGGATGCTCAAACAGGATGATTCCTATTGCGTTTCGGGTACAACTGGTTTCCCGAAGCGACGAATCCCGCGTGATGATTGGTTTGTGAATAATGACCAAAAACCGGTTGATAATTTGGCATTCCAGGGGAATCGAAGTGAAAAGAATGTTGTTGCTATTAATCGTGATTTCGTCGGGGTGTACATACAAAAGAACGTACAACTATCACACGTTGCCTATTATCGACGAGAGACCTACGACACTCGATTCTCCACCGAAACCGTTGCCTAATTTGGATCGTGAACCACCGACGCCCGTTGGGCCAATCGAAGCAAAATAGGTGTACTACCATGAGGGATTTTTGTAAGTGCTGTTGGATCGTTGCGTTAGTGATCGCAATCTCAATGATCGTGACCGGCTGGTTCTCGAAAGCCTACGGTGATGACGAAGAGACACGGGCAAAGGCTGCCCTCTCGCTCGCTGCGAAGTCACGGGAAAGAGAGCACGCAAAATACCTTCAAGCTGTCGCAAAAAACCCTTGTCGAACTGACTGGAACGAAGCCGAGAAGGAAGCCATCACAACGGGCAAAGCGGTTGTTATCTGGGTGGGGATGAAGTGCTGTGATAACAAAGAATTGCGTCTGGCTCTGCCCGATGCGATCCACGTTCACCTCGACACGATGAACGGCAACAGCAAAGCCCGTGTTGTGTTGGCTCACCCTGCCAAAACCGATAACGCTCTGTTGATTGTGGAGAAAGAGAAGATCAACACGACGACAGGGGAGAGATTCAAGGCTGCTTACGAACGCTCGCAAGCTAAACCCGTTCCGATTCCGGCTCCGATTGTGCCGACCAGTAACCCGTGGCGTGTTGCTCTGCCTATGCCAGTGTTGGCTCCGAACTGCTCTACCTGACGTTAATTTAACCCCTTCTTCGGTCTGAGCCGTGCATTCTCGCAGGTTGTCCGGTTGGTGGCGTGGTTCTCGATCCTTTCGCGGGCAGTGGGACGACGTTGGCAGTGGCAAAGGAACACGGTCGGAACTGGTTCGGGATCGAGTTAAACGAAAGCTATATCACTCTGGCACAAGAAAGAATAAACAAATGCGTACCCGTCTAACCTTAACCCCTCTCGATGACCGGATTACCCCCTCTACTGTTGCCGTTCTCGACACTGGCATCAATTTCAACCATTCAGGGTTTGCGGGTCGAATCTTCCAGAACGTGCGAGAACTGCCCGACGGCAAAGACAACGACGGAAACGGCCTTGTAGACGATCTTCGCGGGTGGGATTTCGCCAACGGTGACAATAACCCCCAAGATGAAAACGGGCACGGAACCAACGTTTCTGGGTTAGCAATCGGGGCCGGTGCAAAGGTGTTGCCTATTCAGGTGTTAGACCGTAACGCATTGGGGCGGATGGACTCGATTATCAGAGGGATACGCTACGCCGTTGACATGGGGGCTAATGTGCTTAACCTCTCTTTCGGGGGAGTATTCACCCCTTCTACGGCACTCTGGCAGGCGATGCAATACACCCAACAGAAAGGGGTTTTGGTTGTGGTTGCTGCGGGAAACTCTCGAATCAACATCGACCAAGCCAATTACTACCCGGCTGCATTCTCGCGGTATTTCCCCAATGTGATAACCGTTGCAGGGTTGGACGGTGCGGGACTCTGGGGTAACTCGAACTATGGGAACTCGGTTTCTATCGCTGCCCCTGCCAAGTCGGTGCGATCCTTCGGGTTGACCTCGTACGACTCGACCTATTCAGGGACTTCACAAGCTGCTCCTCAAGTGGCTGCGGTTCTCGCGGGAATCTGGGCCAAGAAGCCCTTTTGGACATGGCACCAGGTCAAAACTCAGTTGTTGGGATCGGCAGACACTCAAACGCGATTGATGGGTCTTGTAGCTGGCGGGAAAGTGCTTAATTTTGCAAGGGCGTTACGGGTTTAGGTTTCGCCCTTCGCCCGTTGATGGGCAAACAACGCGTCGAGAAGGTGTAGGTAATTGATCGGGTCTCCAATCACCTCGTCGCAGACTTCCTGCGAGGGTATTTCACCCGATTGGATAATATCCACCAGTCGGACAAAATGTTTAATCACAAAGCCAAGTAACGCCTGTTGCGGTGTGCATTTCAACATTTCCGCAGCACGAAAGAAATTGTGCAAACGGTCATCGTTCCGCATGTAGGCTTTGGCTTTCTCGCCGAGAACGTGCTTCGTTTGCTCCAATCGACGATTCAACACAATTTGAAAATCTGCATCCTTCATTTTTTTGCCCCTCCTTTGGGTGTGACCAATTTCTACCGCGAAAATATGGTCATCTCACTGAGGGGCCAAGCATGGCAGAAACTAACGGCAAAATGACGATCTGGCGGGACTCGGTTGCTACCGATATTGGATTCCCCTGCTATCTCGCCACCCTGCTTAATCGCATCGACGATGAAAAAGGTGGTAACTGGCCTTTCTCGAAGCCCTTCCGCTTGCGTTGGTTCCTGATTCCTGCGGTTAAATCGATGTTGCACACGAATTTCCCAGACTGGATTCAGTTTGTGCGTAATGGGTTTGGGGATGATAAATTCACACTGAATCATTTGGTGGCGTTGGTGTTCGATTGGCTCGAACAAAATAAACATCTTTTACCCCTGAAAGGGTTGCTCTTGCCCATGCTCAGGGATTTAGCCCTTCAATTTTGCAACTCGGTTACTGTTCCTGAATCTCTTACCCGATGGGTAAATACGCACAAGCCGAATTAAGCACAAAAAAATAGCCGTCTAAGGTCTGGTACACCTTAGACGGCTGGACAGCGAGAGACAAAAATCGGCTGACAAATGAATAATACTTGGTTATTAGGATTTTGTCATGCCGATTTTTGAATGCACTCAGCCGAAAATCGAAAATAATTCACAAAAATCTAAACGTCTCCGAAAATGCGTGCATTGTGGAGAGCGTCACCCTATTGAACGCACCTATCGATTATGCAAATTCTGTTTTTTACGGACGAAAAAACGAATAAATCTTTACGAAGAATACATTTTGGCGGATCGGCCTGTCCCGCGGAAAGCTACGACCGCATCGCCCGGCCGAGAGGAAAAGATCCGGGTAATGATCCAACGGCTACGCCGTGGCGAAGCTCTGCACCACCCAGACGATAAACGAGACCAAGAAGGGGAATCAAGCCCCTTACCCGCGATGCTTGAACGGGCCGAACCTGTTTTGCGCGCAGCCAATCAAACAGGGGTCGAACGATTCGGGCAATACTACAGGGTGAGACCATTTTACAACGGCAAAAAACGAGATCAAGGGATTATCACGAAGGACGAAAAAGAAGCGGTAGCCGTTGCCGAGGCGTTCTGGCGTCGGACGTTCGGATTATTCGCCGACCATGCCGACCAAATGAAGGAAATTGACAAGACCGACCGGCAAATTAAACGACGCCGACAGCGATTGAAGAAAAAAGAACGGTTGCAGAAAAAGAAAATGCTTGCACAAATGCCAGAGCGTACGATATTCTCGGCTCTCGATGCCGAAGAAAGGGCAGTCGAAACAATCACACAAGGAACATTATTCTATGAACCCCTATAAGATCGATCCTCCGTTTGTCGTCCAGTTTTCAGGGGGTCGCACGTCTGGATTTATGCTCCGTCAGATACTCGACGCCTACAACGGGAAGCTCCCAGATAATTCGCTAATCGTGTTTTGCAACACTGGGCTGGAACACCCCGAAACCCTCAAGTTCGTTGAGCGTGTGAGCATCGAATGGGGTGTAGATATTCACTGGTTAGAGTATCGACAAAAAAAGACCTTCGAGCGTGTGAGTTATGCGACCGCGTCCCGCAACGGGGAACCGTTTGCATTGCTGATTGAAGATAAGTTGAACTATCTACCAAATGTGATGGTGCGGTTTTGTACGGTTGAAATGAAGATCAAGACCTCCGACAGATATTGTGCGACGTTTGGCTTTCTTGAATCGGGGTACTCAGAAGCGATCGGACTTCGTGCCGATGAACCCCAACGGGTACGAAAGATCAAAGGAAGAGATCGTGATAACGCAGCCGTTTGCCCTATCCACGATGCAGGGCATACACTCGCAGACGTTGAGAGGTTTTGGGCAGCACAACCTTTCGACTTGGGTATTCCGAGTTATCTTGGAAACTGTGTCGGGTGTTTCCTCAAAGGTCGGAACAAGCTGGCAACGATAGCCCGAGAATCCCCTGAATCATTGCAATGGTGGGCCGAGCAAGAGACGGCGAGCGGAAACCGATTCCGAAAGGATGGGCCTTCCTACGCGATGTTTCTCGCACTCGCACAACGCAAAGGGCTGTTTGATGACATGCCCGAAACTGACTATCTGGAAGTAGCTTGTCACTGTACCGATTAGGTGAGACATTGGGGAGACATCAAGACCAGCAAAGACCAGCAAAGAGCGGTTTATCTTGGCAGATGGGAGTAGGCTAAAATAGCCTAGATTCTTCGAGAAAAACAGTGATTTGCGGTGTGTTATGGGCTACTAGAAAAAAAACGCAAAAATAACTCGATCAAAAAGACCTTGTTTTTACGGTGTTTTTGATCTTTTTGGAAAAATTTTGCCAAATATCTATACACTCGCTTGACAGTATACTCGTTTGCGAGTATATTATAGGTGTAGTCGTTGTTGACTACCACACACAAACAAACACAAACCAGGAGAAAACCATGATGAAGCAAGAGTGGGCCAACTTAATTAAGAACGCCGAAAAGAAGGGAATGCTCGATGACCTTGCCACCGTGTTGGTGGCTCGGTGCATCGAAGGCGAGCCGGAGATATCCCCGGATATCTCAGTCGAGTGGGGCTGGCGAGACGCCGGCGGGAAATGGTGGAGCAACCAGGCCCACGGTGTACGTGTCGGCGATTGGCTCTTGTGTTGGCTGGATACCCGCCCCAGTGGCGGGCAAATCGAGGCAGAAAGCCTCATCCAGTGTGATACGCCGGAAGAAGCCGCCGAGTTCTTGAAGGAACTCGTCGAAGACTGGGGGGGGCCCTGGCACGCAGTGCGTCACCAAGGGACTTATGTGAAGTCCACTTGGTAAAACACAAAATAAAAAAAAATGTGAGAATAGAATACCCACCTCGCCAGATACACCAGCGAGATGGGTATTTTTTTTCACGCATACGGAGAACAGACATGATCGCCACTGCCATCATTATGGAATTGACCGCATCACTCGCCTTCGCATGGGGTGATGGCGACGAAGCCGATCTGATTCCTATCGCAAACTGCCTTGTCGATGCGATGTACGAACACGGAATTGATTGCCCATCGGGGCCGGTGCTGTCTGTTGGTCACGCTCGATTCCGTGAGGGTCATTTAGTCGATCATTTTGCGTGCCTAGTCAAGCTAGGCGAGGGTGATATTCATGTCAGTTGGAAATTTGTGGGTCATCCGATGGTCGGCGGTGGCGGTGTTGCTGATCGAGATATGTTGCTGATCGACTATCGGATTGAAATCCGCTCCACAGGCCAAATAATCGCATTCCGCCATGCGTCGGAATCCTAACCCACTGACGAGCCGGTGAGATTCCGGCGAAACCCTTCGGGGTCTGGGTAATACAAAGCCACCCCCAAGAGAAGTGGCAAGGAATCATTTATGGAAATTCCTGAAAAAAAATGTCATGATCCCGACCCACAAGGTGTAAACCAGCTGATCTCAGAGAATTCTTGCGAGAATTCGATCGTGATAATGGGGGATTCGCACTCGTGGCGAACCTGCTTGGCATTCGAGCCAACACTCTTTCAAAGATGTGGGAACGAAAAAAGCTGTTACTTGCGGAACTGGACTATTTCAAGGATTTGTTAGACCATTAAATTGGCCCCAAAATGATAACCATGTGGAGACTGAGATGATTACGACTTCTGACCCTGACGGATACCGGCTCGACTTGCAGGATGCTTTGGCAACTGGTCAAGCCGCGAACATTGTTTATGCTTATGCCCGTTGTTTGATTCATGGGAGTTCGCTCGATTCTGATCTCAAAGCCCAAGCCGAAACGCACATCCCAAACGCTTTGCCTCAAATCAAAGCTGAACTCAAAAAATGGATCGAAACCGCCCAATCGTTAGGAGAGCGTTGGGATGATACAGATGAGATCGAGGAAGCCGATCATCTTCTCGAAGGGATGATCGAACTGCGGACTGATGCCGAAGGTTTGGAAAAAGCGATCGGGGAACCAATTCGGGAATTGGTAAACCAGTTTGATCGTGAACTGTTGGTCCACAAAGAACTATTGGAAACGCTCGAGGGAACGAACTGGTACACGAATTATTGTGAGTCGATCCCCTTAGAAATTTCGCGACAGCTTTGGTGGTTAAACCTCACCGATGAACCCAAGCCTGTCGGGGAATTATTCGACGCCGAATTTAAGGATATGGTGGCACGGGTTCAATATGCCCGAAAAATGTTCCCCACAGTCGTCGGGATGTTGGCAGCCGATGTTTCGGACAAGGCGGATTTTCAGGTAAGGAAGCTCGTGTGGCGTTCTCCAGATCAATTAGGAGAAGCCCGCTTCAATCTCCCGCCTCAAACCACCGCAGAAGAAGAAAAAGAATTACGCCCCGTGCAAATTTTCTTCGAGAAAAAACCCAAGGCCCAGGTGCTGGTGCAACTAGGACCATACCAAGAACAGACCGATGAACGAGGTCGCATTTGGGTGACTTTGGAAAAACTTCGCCCCACATGGAACGGACGATTGTACGTTGGCACCCCTCAAATCGAATGGATATTAGAACGGGACTCATGACAAAAAATTCGCTCAAATTCAAGCAACTCGAATTAGGAGTATCTGACATGGCCAAAAAAAAACCACCCATCGCGCTCGACCCGATCGTCGACCGAGTGGCCGACCTGCTCGCCGCCTGCCCCCTGACAGATTACGCTATCGCCAAGCGGTCCGGCGTGAGACCGGACACCGTGAAGCGGATTCGCCTTCGACAAAATGGGGTGCGTAGCTCGATCCTCTCGCAGATTTTGCGGGGGTTGGGGTATGAGTTCGAGTTGAAGAAGGTCGACACCTGTGATTAAGATCACAGTTCCGTGGCGTATCAACAGTTTTTTTTTCTTTTTTTTCGTTTTTTTTTATTTGTTTCGTTTTTTTTATTTTTTTCGTTTTTTTTGGCGGAAAGTGTCATTACGGTATTGTTTCGCGTTGATTATAAGTGAATCAGCAGAATCAATCGGAGGGCATCAGCGATGGTCTGGACGCGCCAAGTGGAGTTCATGTTGCGGGACATGGAGCGAGAGCTTGGGCTTCGCGTTGCCCTCTTGGAGGGGGCGCCCGGATGTGGGAAGACGAGCCTGACCGCCGAAATGGCTCGGCGGCTCGGATCGAAATACATCTACGCCTTGCTCCACAGCTGGACCGACGCCGACGAATTGTTTGTCGGCGTCGACGTGGCCGCCGCCGTTGCGGGTGATGCGGCTCATGTACGCCAGCCCGGCGTACTAGCCCAAGCCGCCGAGGCCAGCCAAAGCGGGCTGGTGGTCGTCTGTCTCGATGAAATCGACAAAGCCCCAGACCGTGTGGACGGTCTGTTGCTGGATTTCTTGCAATACGGGCGCGTGCCCGTTGCGCCAGGTCGGCAAATTCAGGCGACCCTTGACAATTTGGTCGTCATGCTGACGACCAACGGACAGCGTGAACTGTCAGAGGCGTTGCTCCGCCGGTGTCGGCGGGTTGCCATGCCCCCACTGACGCGGGAGGCAATCGTCGAAGCTCTGGCGGAGCAAGGTCTGCCCCGTTCAGTCATCGTGGCCGTGTACAAGGCGGCCATCATGGCCGCCCAAATCGAGGGGCATTCGCCCACAATCCAAGAAATTGCCAAATGCGTGCGTAGCGCGCTGTGCTGCGAGACGCACGAAGAATTCGTCTGGGCATGCCAGCAATGGCTCGCCCGTGGAGCCAAAGGGCGGGCCGCACTAACCCCCAAAGTTCTGGCGGCGGCTTGGGGGGAAACCCTTTCTCACATCAGGGGGAAGTGATGCCACAGAGATTGCCACTCGTCTACAGGACTATTCAGTCTCTTCCTCTGGGTAGGGGCTCCGAGGAATTGAGCGACTATCCAGCCGTGGAACGCTGGGTACGCAAACAATTTTTCCGGCTCGCCGGCCATTATGTCGGCGAGCAGGGAGCCTTGCTTTTGGATGGCCTGTCGGCCCATCTGGTGGCACAGGCCGCCCACGAAGGCCCACGATGGGCCGTCTTGATCGCTGCCCGACCGGGCAACGAGCATCAGCTCAATCTCCCCGCCGATCTGGAGCGTTCGCTCTGGGACCTTGTCTCCCACTACGGAGACCTAGAGCCGTTCCAGTGGGTGGGAGAGCGACTGCGGGAGCAGGCTTGCAACCTGTTTTCCCGCCCCGAGGGGGAGGCGAGACCCAAGGGGACCGATGAAGTCGCCCCCGGAGATGGAAAGACCGAGGATTCGCTGCTCCACGGTGGAGACGGCAATTCCGGCGAAGTGGACCATGCCGCCCAGACAGCGGCGCAGATGCCCCGCGAAGGGGCAGGAGGTGGATCGCAATCAGAGGATATGGCCATTGAGGCGGACGCCGCGTCCAGCAAGACGCCGCCTGTCCAGAAGATGGGGGATACCCACCCGTCCGTCGCCGGCCTTAAGACCCCGGAGGGCGAACCGGGGCTGTCATCGGAGACATCAAGCGAATCCCAACAGCCGTGCTCTCGTACGGCCGACCCTGAGGGGACCGCTCTGACCTCTGCCGACACACATCTGAGCTTGTTGGAGGCCGCGGGGGACGGGTCGACTACCGCGGCTGAATCTGATCTGCCCAAAGGTATATTCGGCGGTATGACCGCCGATCGAGAAGAAGCAAGGCAGCAAATCGCTACCTTGCGGTCGGAAGGACGCCGACTGGTCAAAGAGCTGCGGCGTCTTATCCGGATGAGCGAATGCGGGCTGCAAGGAAACCCATCTCCGCGATTTGTGCCCCACAAGCTAGTCCGGGAAATGCTCTCATCCCGATGGGGCCTGAACAAGGCTCGCCGGGAAGAGATGGACCTACCCGTATTCGCCGTAATGGCGGACCTCTCCGGATCGTGCTCCGCCACCTCTACCCAGACACTTGCTGCGTGCTACACCATCGCAGCGGAGATGCCCGATCGCGTCGTAGTGATCGAGCATTCCAACGGAGACGTCGTGGATGTGGTACGTGGTGACGTTCGCACCACGCTCCCTCTAGACAAGTACGGGCACCGACAACCCGGCTGCAGACTAGACGAATGGTACGAATGCCATGTGCACCGGCCACTAGGCGGAGTACTGTTTTTCGGTGACTGGGACGGTTCCCATCATCTCGGCCGTCTCGCGGCCCAGATGACCGAGGAATCGGTCATCGTCTGGCTGGACAGCCACGCCAAAAAATCTGGCGTGATTTGCCGGCCAGCTAGCATCCAAAGCTGGGTTAAGGAATACGGGATTCGTTGCCGAGTGCATTACTGCACCGGTGTAGGAGACGCCGAAACCGCAGTCGCAGCACTGCGGATGTTACACTGACTATTTCGCCGTATACGGCATAACCACAGGAGTATTAAAATGAAGAATCAAGTCGTCGCTCTTCTTGGGGCAAGTGATCCTGAGATGCAAGCCATCCGCGAAGTCCTATCCGTACATGGGGTTCCAGTCCATCAGGCTATCGGACCTGATGGACGATCAGTCCATCCCGGTACGGCTTATCAGGCCACGGGCGCCAACCCCCCCCTGCCTGATGGAGCACGTGTGCTGCGCATCGAGTGCGATGGTCCCGTCGTCCGTGGGCACGATGTGATCGTGATCGATCATCACCGGCCCGGCGACCCGGGGTATGGCCAGCCCCCTGAACAATTCTGGCTAGCTTCGTCGATCGGGCAAGTCTATAGGTGCTTGGCGGTTGCCGACGCCATTCCCCGGGAGCACGTGCTGGCCGCAGCGGCCGACCATTGTCTGGCATACGCCTATCGGGGACGATGCCCTGACGTAGACCCAGACGAACTGATGCAATGGCGCGTAGCGTCCCGAGCTATATTCCAACGGCGCCGCATCGAGGACGTACTGGCCGAAGTAGAAGCCGCTAGGGCTATCCTACGCCAAGCCCCCCGCGATGAGACAGGAATCGCCGATCTCAGACAGCGCCCAGCGATTCCAGAGCTTCCCGAGGCCGCAGCACGCGAAGGCATCCCAGTCATGGCGCAGATGAGAGAGAGAGATGGGCGCACGAAAGTTGTGCTCCAGTGTGCCTCTCCAGAGCAAGTGCAACTGTTCATCTCCGGCGCTCTCGTGGCTGGGCTCGAAGGTGTGTACGGCGACCCCGAACGAGGATTCGCCGGTGGATACCTGTCGTAGGTTCTTCGGGCTCACCTTTCGATTCGATATAGGCGCCCACCCTCAAAGTCTAACTGTTTAACCCTGTTTAGTTATATTACCCATACAACCATAATTCTAGCTTTTTTCGTTGTCCTCATCTCAGAAAAAGTAAGTCCGAAAGTCCGGTCCCTTAGAGAAAAGCGGACTTCGGACTTTCGGACTTACCTATATTCCGATTTTAACACCAAGACTCAAACGAACGCTATAGCAAAGGACTTTTTACAATTCTCGAAATTCTTCTTGACTTCTGGGGCTACGGCATACCAGTCTAGAGACCAGTCTGAGGACTGACACGACAGCACGACTCCGTTATGTTTGGTGTTACCACACAGGGGGCAAAACGTGCGTACTTTTTTTAGAAAAACCTATTGACTTTACTACAAAACAATGCCAATATGTAACCCCACACAGCACAATTTAGCCAAACGAAGGCTAACCACACACAGGAGTTACAAATGGGATTCATTCCCCGTTCAGACATTCGCCCCTTCCCGAAACAGACTTACACGGTCTGCCTCGTTTGCCAGACTCCAGAGGGGCCACTGTACCGGATTCTCGAAAGCAAGATCAAAACCCGCAAGCAGGCTTTTCGGTTTGCTCTCGTTTGGTCGTTGTCGTGGGATCGACGCCTAACCGGACTGCCCGAAGGGAAAAAGTCAATCATCATCAACACGGGTTCGGGTATGCGGCTCGCCCGAATCAAATGCACGAAGAAGCGGTACCCATATGAAAACAACTAAACCACAGTTAGAGCCTCTGCGAATGCTGACAGGGGCCGAAGTGTGTCAGTACCTCGGCATAAGCCCAAGCCATTTGGCCGAGCTGCGAGCAACAAAGAAAATCACCGCCTACCGGATTGGTAGGGGTTTTCAGTTCACACCGTCAGACATTGAAAAATACTTGGAGCAACAGAAAGAGCAATGACTACCGCACTAGCAAACACACAGAAAGCCGAAATCTACGCCCGACTCGCAACAACTGGCGATACGTCCAAACTCTCGCCAGTCGAGAAAGCCCAATACTATCGCATGGCGTGCGATGTGGCAGGGTTGAATCCTGAATTCCAACCGTTCGAGTTTATTTCCTTTCAGGGGAAAGAACGATTGTACGCCACAAAGAGAGCTACCGACCAACTCCGTTTGATTCACGGCCTTTCAACGGAGATCGTATCACGCACAGAAACCGATGGGCTACTCGAAATCGCCGTGAGGGTTTTCGACAAGTCGGGCCGTTCCGAGATCGAATACGGGATTCTCTCGATCAAAAACCTTACGGGCGATGCACGGGCCAACGCCGTCATGAAATGCCTTACCAAAGCCAAACGACGTGCTACGTTGGCGTTCTGCGGTCTGGGAATTCTCGACGAAACCGAAGTCGAGACGATTCCTAACGCGGTTGTAACCTCGACGCCTACCCCTGCAATCGCTGCACCGCAAGCGATAACTGTGCCAGTGCAGGCCGAGGAAGCCCAAGCCGAAACCCCTGCAACTCCCGAAGCCGACCCCGACGCGATATTCCGTAAGGCGGTGGAGATCGTCACGAAATACTACGTCGAACTGAATGATAGTGGGAAAGCGAACTTTGCCAAACGCCTTGTAGCTAAATTCGGAGCAAGGAGCATTGACGACCTGACCGTTCCGCAGATTGTCGAGCTTGCAACCATCATCAAAGACGCCCAAACGGGGAAAACCAAGTGAGTGCCACCAAGACACACAAGCCCACGGCAGAACAGCAGGCGATCTACGACGAGATACGCGAAGGTAATTCGCACGTTGTTATTGAAGCCGTTGCGGGAGCGGGAAAGACTAGCACCGCCGTCAATGCCCTTGATTACGTTCCTCGCGGAATGCGGGTTGGGTTCTTTGCGTTCAATCGCAGCATACGCGACGAAATGGCCGAGCGTTTGAAATTTGTTCCGAATGCCGAAGCCCAGACGATTCACCAATACGGACTGCGACTATGCCGTCAGGCTTATGGTTCGCATGTTGACGCCGAGAAGCTCCCGAAGCTCCTCAAAGCATTGTTTCCCACGATGAAAACGGAAATGCGGTGGGTGTTGGATGCAATCAGTTATCTGAAACGCCGAGGGGTGAAGCCCTTCGACTTAAACGATAATGAGAATGTGCTAGTGAACGTGCATGACGTTCTTTACCAGTGGGCACAAGAGACAGACTGCGAAGTGCCAGAGAACTACGCCGATTACATGGATGATATTGCGACCGTCATTGACCTGTGTGCCTCGAACGTGGGAACAGTGGACTATGACGACATGCTCTGGATTCCGCAAATCCATGAGTTGCAAGGACTGAATTACGATTTGGTCATTGTGGACGAAGCTCAAGACCTCGACGAGAGCAAACAAAACCTTGTCCTCTCGGCAGGCCCTCGAGCGGTAATATTCGGAGATCGGAACCAGAGTATCTACGCCTTCGCTGGTGCAGACTCGCAGAGTATCCCGAACCTGATTCGACGCTTGGGAAACGTGGCCGAATTGCCCCTGACCACGACGTTTCGATGCCCTCGTTCGCACGTCAGACTGGCTAACGAGTTTGTGCCAGCGATGCAAGCCCGACCGGGTGCAGCATGGGGAGAGGTGACTTATTGTACGAATGACGACGCCCTAGACCTCGAAGCGGGTGATATGTGCATCAGCCGTAGTAATGCCCCGCTAGTCAATCTCGCGTTCAAACTGATTGCCAAGCGGAAACGGGTGACGATTAGGGGTCGAAACTTCGGGGAGGGCATTATCGGGCTAATCAACCGCATGGACGCGGTGAGTATCCCCGACCTCACAAAGAAGTTGGCGAGATACCAAGAGGAAGAGACCGCAAAGGCTCTCCTTCGAGAGGCTAAACAGAGCGTGATTGATGCTATCGAAGACCGCGTAAAATCCGTCCTCACCATCGCGGGAGGTTGTGACTCGGTGGACATGCTGAAAGATGCGATCGGCGACCTTTTCCGAGATGTGCAGTTTAACAACGCAATTACCCTTTCCTCGATCCACCGAGCAAAAGGCTTAGAGGCCGACAGGGTGATGATTCTCGACGTGAACCGAATGCCATTGACATGGAAGGGCCAGACGGAAGAGGAACACCAACAAGAGCGAAACGTGAAATATGTTGCTCTGACCCGTGCGAAACAAACGCTGTTTCTAGCCAACGAGCGAATGCCGGAAATGGAGGGGGAGTAATGAGATCGACACGAAATCGATTGCATAGCACAAGCCTGGTGGCCGTGCAGCGACCCGAAGGGCAAAAGGGTGTTGAGATATGCTCTTGTGTTTTGTCGTTCGGTACAACCGTGATGGATTTATCCATCTTGTTTCGGATCGACCAACGCGAACTAAAGACCAGTAAAGGAATTAAGATCGTGAAAACCCTGGTCGGATCGGCACTAGATGCCACCCGAAAACACCGGCTAACGTCGAGTTGTAACGTACATGGCGAGCCTAAACAATCGCAATACCAATCCTGCATAAACGACATCGGCAGACGGATATTCTTGGATGATGTTTACAGAACTCTGGACTGGTCGAAAAGTGAATTGATTGGACTGAACGGGTAGCTCAGTTGGTAGAGCGGACAGGCGGTATTACCCTGTCAGTGCGTGGGTTCAACTCCCACCCCGTTCAATCGCCTAAATGAGGATTAGAGGGAATGCGGTACTTTGTGACTTTTAGCTACGATCTTGTTCGCTTATGCAATGCCCGAAGCATTGATGTTAGTGAAGGATTGTCGCTTGAAGATGCTCGAAAGTTCTTGCGAAAATTTCCCAGCGTCTGGGTGAAAGACGACGAAATGAAGAAATGGGAAGCCGCCGTTTCTCTGCTCTTACCTTCGTTGACTCAGTGCGGGTTGCACAGGTTTGAAGACGGAGAGCGAATCCCCCCGGACTCGCAAGTGCTTCAAATCCTGATGCGACCATCACACGAACTGAGTAGCTTTCACCGAGAGCGTGAGGTAATGATCGGAAACTGGGGAGTATCGTTCCGGTTAGCAAAGTGTCGTATTCCTCTGGTCTCAACACAAGCTGACTCGCCGGGGAAAGACCGGCAATAGGTAGCGTGCCGAGCTACGTTGATCGGTCGAAACACATTCGTTAAGCGTGGTGACAGTCGGGAATGAGACCGACATTTTTCGCCTAAAAGGAGTTGTTTGTATGAAACGGATTTTGTTAGCCCTTGTCGTCGCTGGAGCATTCGCAAGCGAATCCCAAGCGTGCTTTCTTCGGATGTTTACTTGTGGGCCTTCGCCGGTACGAGTGTTACCCCCACAGCACAAGACGATCTACCAAGCCCCACCACCGCAGATAACGGTTGTGAATGGGAAACTGGTTCTGCCCTCGCCGGAATCGTTGGGGATAGACCCGCGACCAGTGCAACAGACATCGGGGTATGATGTTCTTCCCCAATGTCCTAACGGGAATTGCCCACGATAACAACGAAGCAGAGGGTAAGGCGTTTTGATCCCAGTTGTGGAACGTAGCGAATCAACGAAAAAGAATAAACGCTGACAGTCGGGAAAGACCGGCAACACCCTCGGTCGATAGGCGACCCGAAACAAACTGCCGGAACAGATTTTTTCGTAGCGGGTTCAACTCCCGCAGGGTGTTTACGTCTCATGGTGAGACAGTTACACAGAGGTTTAAATATGTCATTATTAACAGAACAAGAAAAAGCGGAACTGATCAAATCGGGTGTGCCTACTCGGTTTCTCGACGCCGACATTCTCGCTCTCGGGGACGAGTTTACCGGCGTCATGCCCAACACTCAACTGCCTGATGCCAAAGACCTGCCCGAAGGTGAATACATCGGGGAAATCCTCGAAACGCAGATGGACGTAGTCAAGACGACTGGCGAGCCGATCTTGAAGCTGATTATCGAAATCGTTTCAGGGCCACAAACAGGACTCCCCCACGCCGTTCAAGTTCCGCATTGGATGAGTAAGGCAGACAGTATGGCACGCCTTGCTGGTGATCTTGCTGCTCTCGGATTCCCTGCCCACACATGGACACCCAAGCACGGCAAGAACCTTGTCCTCGAAGTGACACGACTTCACGCACGCCGACAGATTAAGGGGATTCCTGTTTCGTTCAAAATCAAGATTGGCGAATCGACAAGGGGGCCACGCGGTTACGTCAACAATCTTGCACGCGTTGCCCCTGAGATCGTGCAAGCCAAGCGAGCCAAGAAACCCGCAGTAACGTCCTTTACTGCTCCTTCTGAGGATATCCCATTCTAATGATTATCCAACAGATAATAGACGGCAAAATCAGTTGGCTAACAGCGTCAGATGTGTTGCAGAATTTGATAGAGGCCACAGACAAGGGCGACGAGAAAGCAAAAAGTGTCGCCCGTGATTTGTGGCAAGTTTACAAAGACCAGTTTGTTAGCGATCTGGTCTTTTTTCTTCGACACGCTGCCGAGCAAAGCCGACTGGACGAGATATTCGGACAAACGGCACTAGGCAGAGCCTGTGCGGATTTGCAAACGCTCGTCAAACAACAACAAAACCAAATAAATGAACTGGCCTTAGAAATAGTCAAACTCCAAGCGAAAGGGAACAACAGTGGGTATCCTCGACGAAGCACGCAAACGACTCGCACAGCAGCAAACTAACGATACTCCACTCAAAAACCCGGATACCAAACCTCGAACTCTCGACCATATCACCACGATAGCCGACCTGAAACAGGCCGGTGCAAAACTCGAATGGCTCTGGAAGGGTTGGATACAAAAGGGTGTCCTCTCATGTCTCGCAGCACAAGGCGGAACGGGCAAAACGCGATTTTGTGCCGATCTTGTACGCCGTATGGCTCATCGTATCGAGTGGCCGGATAAATCCCCGCACAACCTCGACGCCGACGATGTGCGTACCTTGTGGGTTGTGGCCGACAACAACCACGCAGAACTCACCGAAATTGCGACATCGTTCGAGATCGAAGGTAACGTCTTTGTCAACAGTTGGAACGATAGCGTCGAGAACCTTTATGGCGGGGTTAATCTCGATGACGCAGGGGAAATCAAAGACCTCGAAGAACGGATCGAATTGCTCAAACCGACGATAGTCTTTATCGACACGGTTGGGAACTCGACAGACAAAAATCTTTCTCGACAGGAAGACGCAAAGGCTTACTATGCCCCGTTGCAGATTGTCGCACGAAAGTACAACGTTCCAATCGTGTGCATTACTCACCTATCGGCATCGGGTGAAGCGTTAGGCCGACGTGTACGCGAGAAAGTGAGAACGCTCATTTATCTCTCGAAGCCCGATCCCCACCAGATGGATCGGCGGAAATTGTGGGTTGATAAATCGAACTCAGTTCTTCCCCCTGCCCTCGGTGTTACGATGGGAGACAAGGGAAACGAGTACGATTTCAACCCGCCCGTCGAACCCGACGAATTTGGGCCACCTGCAAAGAAGACAAAACGGTCTGACGCTTGTCTCGAATGCCTTACGGTGTTTTTGGCCAATGGCCCTAAGCCTTTGACGGAGATTTACGCATTTGCACAAGAAAACAATTATGGGAAAAACACCCTCTACAAACTGCGAGACGAGGGGCATTTTGTCGAGATTGAGAAGAACGGCAAAAAATACTGGAGCCTACCCGAATGACTCCATTAGGCCGGAAGATTGCAGAGGTTGCGAAACAGTGGGCCGAGGCTCGAGACGATCCAGAGAGACAACGAGAGGAACAACGCCTAGCCCGTGAAGTGGATTCGTTAATCAAACAATATCAAGAACGATACGAGGGGAAATGCAGACCAACTCAAGAGATACTCGAAATGACACAAAAAGATGCACATGGGTTTCACACTGATGAGAAGCCTGTGCAATCCCCTGCTGATAACTACCCGATGCTGTGCCAGTGGATTCAAGAGCAAAGAGCTATAGTTGCTCAGAAATTAGCAATGCCAGCAGAGTTATTTCAACCCGAACCGTGCCCGATTGTGGCAGAGAATCAGGAGACAGGATGAACATATACAAACGACGACGGTGCAGTATGCACAAATACACCTACGTCAAACGTGGACGCAAAGAGCATACGTTGAGAAACGATCCTGAGACGGTCGAGCGACTTTGCAACGAGTATTACCGACTCACTTGCTATATCGCTAACAGATACAAAAATGTTCCTTTCTCGTTGCGTGACGAGATTGTTAGCGATGCTCTTTTGATCCTGACGAAGTGCGCGAGGAGTTTCGATTCGTCGAACGGAACGAGTTTCCAGCAATACCTTTCGGCGTGTCTGAGACTGAATTTACCGGACATGATGAAGCGAAGAATACAAAAGGAATTTGCTTCTCTCATGTGTGATGTTCAAGGCGCGGACGGCAATCGAATTTTTGCGACATCACCCGATCATACCATCGAATATGATCATCTCGAAGAGGTCTGGCACGAGGTTGTTCAAATTCGCAAGGTGTTGACCCAAAGGGAATACGATATCCTCTTGGCATACCAAAGCGATACCCTTGCGGATGTTGGGAGAAAATTTGGAATAACACGCGAACGCACGCGGCAGATAGTCGAAACTGCGATGCGAAAGGCATACCTTAGACTCAAGAGGATTAGCGAGAAATGACTAACGAAACAGATTGCTTGATATGCCCGAAGTGTAAGAAAATGTACGATCTCGCAGCCGTCAATTTGTCTTCCCCTGCGTTGTGCAAATGGGGTGGGCCACCTGCAAGCGAGCGGACTAACCCAACACCCAAAGAATACTACAAATGGCTATTGAAGACATTCGGAAAAGACGAGGCCGAGCATTATTTGCGTCAGTACGGCATTGAAGGATTTGCTTGACCAACTCAACACGTTATCCTCTCACTCGAGGTGAAAAATGACTCTCGATGACTTTACAAACGTGTCCGTAGGTGACTCTCTCAAATGGGTGGATAGCACCCCACCGAAATCAATCACCGTGCAGGTAGTGACCCCCGAACTTGTTTCTACCGATCTTGGCCTGTGTTGCCAAGCGGTCTATCAGCAGGCAGGGAAAGCATACGCTGCACTGATTCCGATTCAACAACTGAAACGACCAAAGGAGTAAACTCCGGTGGACGGCCTGAACGAACGTCAGAAACTTTTCTGCGAAGAGTACCTCGTTGACCTGAACGCAACACAGGCAGCGATAAGGGCCGGATATTCAGCAAAGACAGCGAATAAGATAGGGCCGAAATTATTGGTAAATGTTGGTATTCAAACCTACATTTCTGAGTTAAGGGCCAAGCGATCCGAGAAGACCGAAGTCACTGCAATCAGGGTTATCGAAGAATTGGCTTTAATTGCCTTTTCAAACGTCGATGACTACCGACTCGATGCAAACGGCCATTTGGTAATGAAAGACGGGACAAGGCCGGAAAGAATGCGAGCAATCGCATCGAAACGGCACAAGGTCAAACGCATGGGTGACGACGACCCCGGCGAGTTGGTGGAATGTGACATCAAGTTATGGGATAAGAACAAAGCCCTGGACACTCTCTGTAAATACTTAGGCTTGTTGAAAGCCGAATTGCCCCCGATTGAATCACTTTTATCACGGTTGCCAAATGACGTGGCTCAAAAACTTCGCCCGCTCCTTACAGCAAATCTATCCGGCTGAGGACATCCGCCGAGCGTTGGCAGATGACCCTTATGCCAAATACTATAACGACCCCGTAGGATTCGCTACCGACGTTCTCAAGGTCTATCTAACCCCTCTGCAAGCCAAAGTAGCTGAACTCTTGTTAGTGCCCCCTTATCGGGTTCTTGTGCCAAGTGCCAACGAGCAGGGTAAAACCTTCCTCGGTGCGGTCATTGCCATTTGGTGGCATCTCACCCGTAAGCCTTCAATTATCCTCACCACTGCCCCAACACGGGCACAAGTACGCGACCTTCTTTGGAAGGAAATACGCCGGTTATCCTCTGGCCTGCCCATGAAGTTCGCTGGGCCAACCTCGTTACGGGTTGAACGCTCTGCAGATGACTTTATGAAGGGTTACACCAGCCGAGATGCGACGAGCTTTCAAGGGCATCACGGGCCGAGCTTGTTATTCCTCTTTGACGAATCAACCAAGATTAGAGGGGAGTTTTTCGAGGCTACGGAAGGGATGTTTAGTCCCCCCGGTCACGCTTGGTTGGTGTTTTTGAATCCGACCGATACGACCGCCGAGGTTTACCGACAATACAAATTAGCAGGCCGGTATAAGTCTTGGCATGTTGTGCGCATGTCTGCCTTACAACACCCGAACGTAAACGCTGAACTTGCAGGACAACCGCCGGTAGTCCAGCACGCCATGCGTATCGACAAACTGGAACGACTCATTTACCAATGGTGTCAACTCCTGCGAGATGATGAAACCCCAAAAGCAACGGATATTCACTGGCCACCCGCACACGCTGTAGAGTATTGCAAGAAGACCAACCAGAAGCCCCGATGGTTCCGACCGGGGCCGATTGCCGAAGCCCGATTGTTTGCGTTGTTTCCTTCGCAAGCCGTGAACTCGGTTTGGTCTGATGGTGATTGGCAGGCAGCAATCCGCGAGAACCTGCCCCCAATCCCATTACGGCCAGAGTGGGAGGTTGAATTCGGTTGCGACGTTGCCCGTTTCGGGTCGGACTGGACGGCGTTTCATGTTCGTTGCGGTGACGTATCACTACACCACGAAGAATATAACGGTCAAGATACTGCCGTCACTTCGATGAGGTTGATTGAGCTTGCTAAGAAGTGGGCCACATG